TTTCAATAATCTGTAGTTTCAGGGCTAATTATGGGCGTTCGCGGGAAACGATCAGCAGCGTCGCTGACGGTCGCGCCGCCATCCCCTGCACTTGGGCGGATGCCAGAGCCGCCGGCATATCTGACGCCAGAGCAAGACAGCGTATGGCGCGAAGTCATCGCCTCTCGCGCTGGCGACTTGATTGGGCCAGAAGCCTATCGGCTGCTGGTTGAATATTCTCGCGCCGTAGACCTTGGCGACAAGATCGCTGCGCAACTTGATGCATTTGATCCCGCGTGGATCGCTGACGATGACGGGCTGAAACGATGGGATCGACTGCAGGCAATGGCAGCTCGAAACCAGGGCGTCGTCGCAACACTGGCGACCAAGCTGCGACTGGCGACAAGCTCAAGCGTTCGGGCGGAAAACGCCGGGACGGTAATGAAGAAGGGCGCGAAGCTCAAGCCGTGGGAAGTGTCGGAGTCAGACTGACTCGCGGCGATAGAAATATCGCATGGATCGAGAACTACTGCCGAATTCCCGAAGGGAAGTTTGTTGGCCATCCGGTGCGCTTGGCAGATTTTCAGAAGGCCGTTATAAAAGGCGTCTACGACACGCCAACGCGCCGAGCGATTATCAGCTTCGGGCGCAAGAACGCAAAAACAACGCTGTCGGCATTCCTTCTGCTACTGCATTTGTGCGGACCGGAAGCCAGAGCCAATAGCCAGCTATTCAGCGCTGCGCAATCACGCGACCAAGCGTCGATTCTGTTTTCTCTGGCTGCCAAGGTGGTTCGCATGTCGCCGGATTTGTCCGGTGTTGTAACGATAAGGGACACGGCCAAGCAATTGGCGTGTGGCGATCTCGGTACGTTGTACCGGGCGCTGTCGGCGGACGCAGCAACAGCTTATGGCCTGTCGCCAGTATTCATCGTTCACGATGAGCTGGGCCAGGTTAAAGGGCCAAGGTCTGAGCTTTACGAAGCGCTAGAAACCGCATCGGCAGCCCAAGAGCAACCGCTCTCAATCGTCATCAGTACTCAAGCACCGACTGATGCTGATCTGCTGTCTGTGCTGATAGATGATGCGCTGGCCGGCAACGACCCGACGCAGAAGTGCTGGCTGTACACCGCAAACAAAGACGCTGACCCGTTCTCGGACGAGGCAATTAGCGCAGCAAATCCTGCCTTTGACCTGTTCATGAACAAGGACGAGGTTCGGCGGCAAGCAGAAGACGCCCGACGTATGCCGAGCCGCGAGGCTGCATACCGAAATCTGATCCTGAATCAGCGCGTTGAAGCGCGAAACCCTTTCGTATCGCGTGCGGTTTGGGAGGTGTGCGGAGAGCTTCCGCAAGATTTAATCGGGAAACGCATATACGGCGGACTGGATCTGTCGTCCGTCAGTGACTTGACCGCGCTGGTTCTGGTTACCGATGAGGGGGACGTTCATCCTACGTTCTGGCTCCCAGGTGAAGGGCTGGCAGAAAAAAGCCGTAATGATCGCGTCCCGTATGACGTTTGGGCGCGTGACGGCTGGCTGCAGACAACACCTGGGCGATCCATCGAATACGAATTCGTTGCCCAGCATCTGCGAGAGGTCTTCGACACTTGCGATGTTCAGGCGCTGGCGTTCGACAGGTACAACATGCGATTCCTCAAGCCGTGGCTGGAGCGAGTCGGGTTCACCGAGGAAGAGCTAGAGCGGTTTATTGAGTTCGGCCAAGGGTTCGTGAGCATGTCTCCGGCGCTGCGAGAGCTTGAATCCATGCTGCTGAACGGAAAATTACGCCACGGCAAGCACCCTGTCCTGTCGATGTGCGCAGCAAATGCCGTTGTCGTTTCCGACCCGGCAGAAAACAGAAAATTTGTGAAGGCGAAAGCGTCAGGCCGCATTGACGGCATGGTTGCACTGGCTATGGCCGTTGGCGTTATGCCGAACCAGCCAGACACGCAAGACCTTGACGACTTCATCTATCAACCTCTTTGGGCTTAACCAATGAACCGTTTTTTATTGTCACTCAGCCGCTGGTTTGGCTGGGCCGGCGCATTGGGTCAACAGTCCGGCAAGCAGACCAGTGGCGCGAGTGGTTCGCTGGTTCCGGGTACGGCGGCACTATCGCCAGATGGCGCGCTGCAACTTTCCACTGTTTGGTCATGCATCAGCCTGATCGCCAACATAATCGCCAGCCTTCCGCTGTTTGTTTACACCCGTTCAGATAAAGGCCAGCGAGAACTGGCGCGGGATTCGCTGCTGTGGCAAATCCTGCACGACTCGCCAAATTCGCGCATGACGCCGATGGAATTCTGGGTGGCGCTGCTGCTAAACCTGCTGCTGCGCGGCAATGCATACGCTCGAATCGAGCGCAATGATGCTGGCGAGGCTATCGCAATATGGCCAATGGCATCGGATCAGGTAGAGCCGTGGCTGCTGCCGGATGGCACGCTTGTTTATAAGTACACCGTCGGCAGTGACGTGGCAGTCTTGTCTGCTGATAACGTGCTGCACATCAAGGGCATGGGCAACGGCACCACTGGGCTGGATCGCCTGGATTACATGCGCGCCAGCACCAACGAGGCAGCCAACGCTCAGGGCGCTGCAAATGCCATGTTTGCCAATCACGGCAAGCCTAGCGGCATCCTGATGATTGACCGAGTACTCAACAAAGAGCAGCGGGGCGCAATCAAGTCGAACTTTCAGGAAATGGCAGAAGGCGGAACCAGCCGGCTTTATCTGCTGGAGGCGGACACAAAATATCAGCAGTTGAACCTGTCGCCAGCCGACCAGCAGTTGCTTGAAACACGAAAATTTACTGTTGAGGAGCTGTGCCGCTGGTTCGGTGTGCCTCCGGTACTGGTCGGACATAGCAATGTCACCGCATGGGGCTCGGGAATCGAGCAGCTAATCGACGGCTTCCACAAGCTGGTTATTGGCCCGATGGTGGTCAACCTGCAGCAGGCCATTGCCAAGCGTGTTTTGACCCCGGCCCAGCGCGCCCGATTGAGTGTCGAATTTAGCCTTGATGCGCTGCTGCGAGCCAGCCTGAAAGACAGGATGGACCTTTACGCAAAAGCCGTACAAAACGGCCTGAAAACCCGCAACGAATGCCGCCAACTGGAGAACGACCCACCAGTTACCGGTGGCGACCAGTTGACCGCGCAGACAAATCTAGCGCCGCTGGACATGCTCGGAAAAATTCAAGGAGGCGGCAATGCTGCTCAAAAAGACCCTATCGCTCAGTGATTGCCAGATCAAGCTCGACGGCGACAGCGGCAAGTTTGCCGGCTACGCCAGCGTTTTTGGCGGAGTCGATAGCTACGGCGACACGATCTTGCGCGGTGCGTTTGAATCCACCCTGCGCAACAACGGCAAGCCCAAGATGTTCTTCGGCCACCAGTGGGACATCCCCATCGGAAAGTGGCTCAAGGCAAAAGAGGACGAGCACGGCCTATATGTGGAAGGCGAATTGACGCCGGGACTGAGCAAGTCTGCAGACGTACATGCCGCACTTAAACACGGCACGCTCGACGGCCTCAGCATCGGCGGATATCTGAAAAAAGGCGACTGGGAAGACAGCGCCGACGGTGGCCGCATCGTCCGCAAATGGTCAAGACTGGTTGAGGTATCGCCGGTTGTGTTCCCTGCCGACAGCGCCGCGCGCATTGATCTGGGCAGCGTTAAAAGCGCCGAACTGGAAGAGTCCATCTGCGAGCTGGAAACCATACGAGATTTTGAGCGCTTCCTGCGGGATGCAGGCGGCCTCAGTAAAGGGTTGGCCGAAGCGCTGGTCAGCCGCGCCAAGCTGATATTCGTCCAGGGGGAGCCTGAGCCGAAGCCAGCCGACGCGAAAGCAATGCAGGAACTGCAGGTAATGCTGCAACGAATGCAAGCGCGAATCCCGCTGTAACCCACCCTTTATCAAAAACAAAGCCCGCCACTGTGCGGGCTTTTTGCATTTATGGAGCAAAAAACATGAGCGAAATTGCAGCAGTAATGAAGGCCTGTGAGGCCATCGAAGCGCAACTGGTTAAATTTGCCGACAAGACCGATGCCGAACTGAAAAACGCCGGCAGCACTTCCGCTGACACTAAAGCAGCCGTTGACGGCCTGGCGATCAAGCAGCGCGAACTGGCCGACCGCATCTTGCAGATCGAGCAAAAGGGCACGCAAAAGCAGGACGAAAAGCCAGCTGCAGATAGCTGGGGCGAGCAATTCATCAAATCGGCACGATACGGTGATTTCGCTGGCGGCAACCTCAACAAGCTGCGCGTCGAAGTCAAAAACACCCTGACCGGCTCCGACACCACCGTTGCCCCGCAGCGCAACGCCGGAATCGTCGCTGGCGCGTTCCAGCCGTTCAGCATGGAAGCACTGTTGCCGAGCACCAACACCAGCAGCAACGCCATCGAGTTCACCCGCGAAAACGCCTTCACCAACAACGCAGCAGAAGCTGCCGAAGGTGCGCAGAAGGCGGAATCGTCGCTGACGTGGACGCTGGTCAACATGCCGGTATCGACAGTTGCCCACTGGATCAAGATTTCCAAGCAACTGGCTGCTGATGCGCCGGCTCTGGCCGCATACGTCGACACACGCATGCGCTACGGCGTGAATCAGAAGGTGGATATTCAGCTGGTGGTGGGCGATGGCACCGCGCCGAACATCTCCGGCACCTACGATACCGGCAATTACACCGCCCACGGCTATGCCAACGCGGCTCTGGGTTCGACACTGAAAAAACTGGTACTGATCCGCAAGATCATGGCTGACCTGTACTCCGCAGGCTATCCAGCCGATGCAATCGTGCTCAATCCTGCCGACTGGGCAACCATCGAGATCGAACTGTTCACCACCGCCGCCGGCCAGACCTTGTACTCGGTCAACGAAGCAGGCCAGGCACGTCTGTTCGGCATCCCGGTGATTCAGGCGCTGGGCATGGCGGCAGATACCTTCCAGGTCGGTCGCTTCAGCGAAGCGTACATGATCTACAACCGCGAGGGCGTGGTGGTGGAAATGTCTGACTCGGATGGGGACAATTTTCAGAAGAATTTAATCAGTTTGAGAGCCGAACGTCGCCTAGCACTTGCCACTGAGAAACCAGCAGCAGTGCGTGGTGGGGACTTAACCCCAGCTTGATGACGGATTATCCGGGCCATTCGTGGCCCGGACTTGCTGGAGACCATCGTGCAATTGGTTGAAGTAAAAATC